GGTGGATTCATTCAGCGGCCTCCTCTGATTTTTTCTGGTCATTTTTGTCAAAGTTCCATGTCAGCTCCATCCAGCACTTGTTTCCTTTTCTGGCCCATCCGGTGATGGAGCACGGTCCTTTAATGATATCTTTGAATACATCTGTTAGCAGCGAATCACCAAGTTTCTTCGGCCAGGGCTTTCCTTCTCTTTCCTTGACAAAATCTATAAGATCCTTTTGAAGTTCTTCATCCAGATTTGAAAAGAAGCTCATTGTTTTCCTCTCTCTTTATTTATTGACCTTTTCTTTGCAGCTATCGCTACGCGGGCGATTATGATCCCGGTTTCTGTAAGTTCCCTGCTTTCTGACCGTAGTTTCAAATGGTTCATCTTAAGGTTTTCTTCATTCGACATCAACATCAGATTTTCAGGGTCCAGGTTCATCCGGTTCCCGTCCTTGAAGCAGATCATTTTCCCTTTTGGAATTGGGCCGTAATGCTGCTCATAAACGATCCTGTGTTTCCATTTCCAGACGTCCGGATCTGCCACTTTTACTTGCAGATATCCGAAGAGGATCCTTGTTGATCCAACCGGCATGTAATTGTGCGGCCTGTTCCCCTTCTGGTAGCATGTTTTTCTGCTTCCTTTCTGCGCTTCCGGGCTCATAAATTCATCCCACTTTTTCCCCTTCGTGTAAGGTATGTTTCCTGCCCTGAATCTTCCATCTCTTCCGTTTCTCAGATGGTGGTTTTTCTTGAATGCATGGAGTTTTTCAACTGACATTACATCGCCGTATTTATCAACAAGCATTTGATGAAGCTGCTTATCAGACTTTCCGTTCACGTTTTCTGCAATAAAGTCAAAGACTTCTTTTGAGTATTTGGGATAGCCTCCGCAATATTTCGTCCCGCTCTTTATTCCATAGTTTTTCTTGTAAGCCCGCATCTTGCTTGCGGTCGCGTTTATTCCGGGAAAGAGTCTGTTTGCCTCGTCTGCTATTTCTTTTTCGCAATGCCCTGGGATATATTCACGCGCCCAGTCATTGAATTCATCCGAGTAAATTCTCTTTCCTGCCATTGTCGACCAGCTCCTTCAGCAGTGGATTGTCCGGTTCTCCGTTGTAAGTTGCCTTGAGCTTTGCTGCCTGAAAAGCAAGGTTTCCGGCGCTTACTATCTGAGCCGATACTTTGGTTATCGTATCTGCTCTTTTTATCTCTTCATCAAGTTTGTCGCCCGTAAGATCCTCATCATTCAGTCTTTCCAGCTCTTCAAACAAATGATTATTCAGGTCGATCAGTCTGTTTTTCATTGTCCTCCCTCTTTTCAATGTCGGTATTCAGCGGAATGTTGTCTCCCTTTTGAAATCTGCTGCAATAATCACCCGGAGTCCTGAATACTCCCCGGTCCGTGACTCCTCTCATCTTGTCATAGAAGCATTGAGATCCGATATTGGTCCCGATACTCACATCAACAAACGGAAGCCCCAGGATGTCTCTGTCCTCTTCGGTGTACATGCGCTCTTTTCCGTCATTCAGCTTTACATGCTCCGGTTTGAAATATCCGCAGTTTGCACAGACTTTTTTCTTTCTGTCCATCCCCTGGTTCCCTTTCTTCTCATCCGACTGCAATTTTCTTATCCCCTGTATTCCCATCCGGACCGCGACACCTTGCCCGTTAATATGCGGATTTGAAATCAATTCCATCTCTTTGAGGATAGATATTGCTTTTTGATAATCCACCCGTCTCATCGTCGTTGATAAAATCGTAATTGGTATCTTCCTGAATTCATCTTCTGGATTATTCCGATTGCATCTGCATATCGAATAATGACAACTGCTTACCATTTTCCTGTTCATCAAAGTTCAGCATTTTATCAAGTGCATCACGGTAAAACTTCTTTGAAATCTCAAAACCATATGCCGTTCTTCCGAGATCATGAGCTGCCCGGAGTGTTGCGCCGCTTCCAGCAACCGGGTCAATTACAATGTCGCCAGGATCAGTAAATGTTTCAATCAGTTTCCGAAGAATTGACTGCGGTTTTTGAGTCGGATGAATCTTCGGAATATCTTTTCCGTCCCGTTTCCATTCCATCCAGTTGAACACCATATGATGTTTCCCATCCCCCCCGTGTTGCGAAACTTAGGGAGCTTATCACGGTAGAAGATGATTGCATGTTCTGTCGCTCCAACTACTCGCATATTCGCCTTTAACACCTGGGGAGAATAATTTTTTATGAAGAACAATGGTATACTGTTGGGGAATCCAAATTTCTTTGCTGCATCAATCAGCGTTGGCATCTGCTCGAATGAGCAGAAGATAATCATACATGGCGCATCTGAACTTCTTCCGCGCTGCTGTATTTTCCCTTTTGGTTCCTTCTTCAGGAGCTTATGGCAAAATGAAAAATATTCGTAGAGGTTGAAGTCGTAGTCAGATGTAAACGCCGCTCGTTTTGCATACTTGCTTTCGCCGTTCTTGTTGTCTCCCCCGTTGTACCACATCGGATTACTTCCGTAGAAATTGCTCCCGACTTCATACGGCACATCTGCAATAATCAGCTGTGCGGGCTGTATGGTGTGGCTTTTCCAGTTCTGATAACTGTCGTTGTACAATTCACATTTTAGTTTTTTCTTATATTCCATTTTCGCATTGGAGGAAACCCAGGTTTTCTGTGCGCACAACCGCCTTTCCTCCCTTCGTTTTTAAGTGTTTACAGTTCCATCCAGCCTTTTACGATTCTTTTCTTCTTCAAGCATCTGTCCGAAAAAGTACCCGTGTTTCATCAGCCATACGGAGTAATTTGTCCATGCGTCTCTCTTTTCTTTGTATGGAACATCAGTGAGTCGAAAGACACATAGCTGCATGCCGCGCATAAGTGGGATATCTCCGCTTGGTGGGAGCGGAACTCCATACTTTTTGCAGTATGCTTTGATCATATTCAGGTCGGCGGATAGAACGGCTTCTTTCCTGTCCTTGATAAACTGATTAAGATCCATATGTTCCCCTTCACTATCCTAGCGTATTACTTGCCGGTGCTTCCGAATCCGTTATCTCCGCGCTCTGTTTCTTCGAAATGGTCAGCCCTTTCAAGATCCGGAGTGAAGATCGGAAGAAGCACCAGCTGAGTGATCTTGTCTCCGGCCTTGATCCCCTTTGTATATTCTCCGTTGTTGTAGATCTTCACTACAATGCTGCCAGTATATCCGGAGTCAATGACGCCCTCGCTTACAAGATCAAATTTGACATTGAGCCCGGATTTGCTCTTAAGGAATCCGACATATCCCGCCGGGATCTGGATATGTACTCCTGTATCAACGGTCCAGGATCCGTGTTTCAAAACATATCCATCTACAGGAGATCTGAGATCATATCCCGCGTCCGCCTCATGTGCTCTCTCCGGCATGTAGGCGCCCTCATCCAGCATGACTTTTACTTTACCTGTTCCCATTTTCCTTCTCCTTTTCTTTCTTTTCTTCTTCCATGCTTCGAATTGCATCATCGATTCCGGCAGCGTAGCCTTCTTCGCGTCCTCTCTCGTATTCCGAACTTATGCTGTCCGCATGCAGAACAGCAAGGACGATAAATCCGAATATAAATCCAACTGCAAGTGATATACCGCACGCGATAATCATGCGCATTTTCTCTACCTCCTTCCCGATTTCCTTTCTGCATCCTTCTCCCTCTGAGTTTTCAGTCCGCAGGGTTTCGCAATATACGTGAATACAGAATACAGCTCTGTCTGTAAATCCCCATACGTAATCCCTCGCCTCTTCGCCTCCTTCACCATACTTTCAAGTGAATCCGCATAATGCGTATCAACCTCATCGCCGCTGCAATAAGTGGTTACGTCTCCAGTTTTTACGTTGATCGACTTTGATTTCCTAAGTCTCCATCCTTTTGCGGTGTAGTTATATTTGGCAAACGGGGCAATCTTCCTTGTATCAATTCCAAGTAATTCCGACCATCCCTTTGCGTCCATTTCCTTCATCTGCCCGGTTGTCGCATTGACTCCCAGGTAGAGGATCTTATGTGTTGTCATTGGCCTAGAATCTCCTATAATTCCTGAATTCCGTCTGCATAATGTCATCTGAAACCGCTGTAATAAGGTTTCTTGGCTGAATGGCTTCGTGGAATTTCTCACATTCAAATACAGACGCGGCGCCGGATGATATGCATGTTTCCATTTCTTCGGGCGTAAGGCTGCATGCCTGGCTGCACACATTGTCACGTGCCCATGTCTTTATCCTTGATATTTCGTTTTCCCTGTTTCCGTCTGGGAGATCCCCTGAATGGAATCTGTACGCTTCAATAGCCGCATGACAGTGAATATGCCGTTTTTCTTCGTGATGGATGCCGAAAGGATCCTTGAATCGGACGTTTATATATTCCTGTCCCGGCCAGATCTTCCGCGTGCACACAGCGCATACATGCTCTTTCTTTGCCTGCTTCTGTTGCTTCCTAACCGCTGATATTCTGCTAACTTCCATTGGACTCTCCTGCCTCGTTTTTGCTCTCGGCTTTTTGTGATTCTGCCCTTTGTTTCATCATGAGTATCCTCCCCAACTCATCCCAGTCGCACTCTTCATGTGTGTAATTATTAAACTGGCCTCTTTGCTTCTGCCCCGCGGTCCTTTTTGGTTTGTCAAAGTTACCGTCCAGGATCTTTGCTATATTTTCTTCTTTGAGGATCCAGTCGAGACTTGCTTTCCAGCCTTTGTCTCCTCCGCCTGTGAGAAATGGTGACGATTGTGCCCTGATAAATATTTCTTTGAGTTCATCCGGGCTTCTTGTCTTGAGAGCGTTTTTGATAAGCTCTGTTCTCGACGTACTGATCGTGCTTGCCGGTGTCAGTGATTTGCAAATGGAATTGTAAAGATCGATGATCTTGCTGCACTCACTCTCTCCTTGGGCTTCTTCTTTTCCGGTTATAGAAGAGTGAGTGTTATTATCATTATCATTAACATTATCATTAACATCTTCATTATCACCGACGTTTGCGATCCCATTTATCGCATTGCGATCACTTGCGATATTTTCAGTCGCATCGTTGCCATTTGCGATAGATTCTTCTTTCCGGTCTGGTCTTTTTTCACTTACCCTTCCCCATCGTGTCTTATTGCCCTGTTTCCCGGCTTCTGAGCGTTTGCGGACCGTTTCTTCATACTTCTCTTCATCTTCTGTAAATTGCTGCTTGATGATCTCGAAAAACACTGCCACGGCAATGTCGTCAATCTCGGTCTCTTCTCCTGCCTGGTAGTCGAATATAGCAGCAAGAAGCATGCCCTTCTGCTCATTGGAAAGTTTATCTACAGCGGCTTTCCAGGTCTTATACATGACAAATGACTTCTTCTCTGCCATATCTGCCATAATCCTTCCGTAAGATTCAAGTTACTCAGGCGTTACGCTCTGAATAGCTGATATGAGGTTTGCGAGATTCTCCTGTAAGCTTTCGTCTGTCATCGCAAATGCCTGCTGGACCATGCTCAGTCCGGCTATGGCCATTCCGATGTTTGATCCGATCCCGTCTGCTTCAATCGAAACGGAATCCCCCTTGATTGAAACCGAATATTTTTCATCAAGGTTTTCGATGATAAGGTCCACATCGCTCTTATTTTGTCCAGGGATTGGCATTGGAATCACTGACATGCGTTTCTCCTTTCTCCGTGCTTCGGATCTTCCCATTTCTCCGGAACATGCTGGATAAAAACGCATCCACGTTCAGATTCAAAAGCACATCCGTTGCATCCTTTCGTCTGCTTGCAATACTGCTTCAGGGTAGAAAATGAAGCTTTTGCCTCTTTGATTGAAATATGCATAGCGTCCTCAAAAAGAGTCTGACATCCATTTTGTTAGATCAGGCTGCCGCTGCCCGCACTTGGGGCAGAAAATGTCAGTGAGCTTTGTACGTTCCCAGCATCTATGACACTTCCCGTCATATGTTTTGTTGATCGGAATATTCTTTTCCACGCACTCCGCCGCAAGCGCATACTCGTCTTTCTTCACGATCTGCTTTTCAAGTTTCCCCTCATCTTGCAGCATCCTAAGTGCCTTGGAGTACTTCTCTATCATTATCTGAAACATATCTTCTTCCGACAGCTCTGTCTGTTTCTTCGTCTGCATCAGGATCACGCGTTCTTTTTGCTTCTCTTTCCTTCGAGAGCTTTCTTCTCTTCGGAAAAGTTCTCGTTTGCCCAGTTTCTTAAGTGGTACCTGTCATCGATGTGCTCGATCTTGTAAGAGAAATATTTCTTTTCCCTCCTGGATTTCCTTTTTGCTTCACGTTCTTCGAGACAATCTGCTATCCACATCCGGAATGTTTCATAGATTCCGATAATGCAGACAGACATCGGTCCGAGTGCATCCGTTGGTTCACATTCAACTGCCGTGAAAAAAGCGATTGTGATACCAGCCGCTAAAATCATCGATAATGCCCTTCGTTTCATTACTGTTTCCCTCCCCTGAATATGTCTTATCTGTCAGTTGCATATCGCGCGATAGGATCAACGGCGGGATTTGAACCCGCATCGGTACGACTTCTGCGTTTTCCGGTCCTTCCACGGATTAGACGACGTTGATCTTCCCTGTCTCTCCAGAGTGTCACGGTCGATAGGATGGTCATTCCGTTTCTGACTACACCGCCTATCTCAGCCCCTTATTTATGGCGATTCATTTTGGGTGTCCTCCGGTGCATGCCCCGGTCGCCTGGAACTGTGTCCGGAAGGAAGGATTTGAACCTTCATCACAAAGCCATGGATAGTCAAAATCTCTGCCATTTGAGATACTTCCGGAAACGTCCGTCTCTCCGGACCGTCGCCGCTCTTTCTCGGTAGTCAGTGTTTGAGCCTTATCGTGGCATCCAGTTTCTTCAAGTTAGAAGCTGTCAAATACTCAAGCTGCCAAACGCTTTGATTTCTATTCCACCTTAGTGCACATTTTTAAGGCGGCGGGCAATGACGCGGCGGGAGTTGAACCCGCTTTATGCTCCTGGGTGTGAGAGCTATTCCGAAATGGTCCGCGTCTGAAAGGCCCTGATCGAAGGGTATTCGCTGAAGGTCGTAAGGTTGCAACTGTCTATATCATGAGGGAGTTTTTCATGTTACGATCAGGGCCGATAGGCAGGGCGGGAATTGAACCCGCGACACATTTCTCTCTAGCCATCTGAGTTACCTGCTTATGTTTTCTGTTGACTTGTCTTTAGCTCTCCTTTAACTAACCTTTATTCCTTCAACAGATTCAAACTTAGGAAGGTTGATGAGATAAACCCATCTCTTTTCCCGCTTGACTGCGTATGCCCATGGGAATATCCCCTGTCGTGCGCCGGCGCGAATCACGTCCGGAGTCGTATTCATGGCTTTCGCCACGATACGGACGGAGCTTGTCTGTTCTGTCTTGTCTTCCCGCGGAAGATCTTCCGAATCCCTGAGCGGGCCGAGGACCGTTTCAAGCTTTTCAATACTTTCATCGTTCGGGATTGAAGTCCCTGCGATGTAATGGGAAATGCTTCCCTGGCTCACTCCGCTTTTCTTTGAAAGCATTTTCTGGTTGATTCCGGAATCTTCCATTGCCCGCTTCAGTTTTTCTGAAAACATGCGCTTGCCTCCTTATCGGAATACATGTACATGACGAGAAGTCCTTCCGTGTGTGCTTCTGATGAGAGCTTCTTTCTATGAATCTGATCCCAATCTTTCGAGCACTCAGGACATACCAGTCTGCTGCCTATTGAGCACCAGCCATTCAGAATCAGTCTTTCTGCATTGGCTATGCTGCATGCAGTCATTAGCCTCTGTCCGCAGATTCCGCAGCCTATGGAAGTAACATATTCCCCAACGTTCTTCATACAATCCCTCACTTTAGTTTTCTAAACTTCAACGGTAAAAAAATAAACCGGGATTTCACTATATGGTATCTTCAATATCTCACATGATTTGAAGATTTCTTCCTGCGTAAATTCAAGAACGTTGTTGAGCCTTTTACTTAGAGAGACGTAACCTATGCCAAGCAGCTTTGCGAATTTTTCCTGGGTCCCGCAGATTTCTCTTATTCGTCCCCTGAGTTTTGCATAGTTCCACTTCAACAGCGCTTTCTCCTTTCTTCTTTATTGGTTTCGTTTTCTAAACATCTATAACATACATAAAATCGGCATGTGTGTCAATAGGTTTTCTTTATTTTTCTAAACTTTTTTTTATTATGGCGTTCTATTATGTTGCGTTTTCTGAATGTTATAAGTAAAATAGATTCATCGGGAGGTGCTATATATGAAGGATATAAGCGATAGGATTAAGGAAGCAATGTCTATAAGAAACCTCCGTCAGGCTGAAATAGTAGAAAGAACCGGAATAAATAAAGGTGCGCTCAGTTCATATCTTTCAGGACGGTACAAGCCAAAGCAGGAAAATATATATAGGCTCGCAGAAGCCCTTAATGTAAATGAAGCATGGCTTATGGGTGCTGATGTTCCTATGGAAAGAATGAATAGAAGTGTAAATTCCCGTATTGTAATTCCGATATATGGAAGAATCGCGGCCGGGAAGCCTACGGAAATGATGGAAGATATCATTGGCGAGGCAGACATTACATATCTTCCTTCGGACCATGAGTACATAGCGTTGAAAATCAATGGAAGATCCATGGAGCCAGCTCTTATGGACGGAGATATTGTTATCGTTTCAAGGCAGCCAGATGTAGAAAATGGAGAGATCGCCGTTGTTGCTGTTAATGGAAATGATGCGACATGTAAAAGAGTCTATAAGTATTCGAATGGTGTCCGCCTGGTTCCCATCAACCCGGAGTTTGAGCCGATCATACTAAACAAGCAGGAGATTGACGAGATCCCGGTAAGGATTATAGGAAAGGTGGTGGAGTCAAGGCATAGATGGGTATAGGAAAACTAATAGCCCGCAGTGTCCCCACGCTGCGGGCCGGAAGTGATGCATATCATGAAGCCAGTATGCGGTTATATTTTACCGCGGAAAGAAGGAACAATGCAAGGTGGAGTAAGAAAACGTGGCGGAACATGGAGCTTCTATTTTGACATGGGAACCATTGGAGGCAAGCGTCAAAAGAAAGAGAAGGGCGGATTCTCAAGCAGACGCGATGCGGAGGCCGCTTTAGCTGACGCGGTTTCCAGGTATAACAAATCAGGAATGATATTCACTCCTTCTGAGATTACAGTCTCGGATTTTCTGGACCAGTGGCTTTCGCAATATGTAAGTCAGAATCTAAGCTATAATTCCTGGCAGTCTTATCTGTCTCTTATCAACCATCATATCCGTCCGCAGCTCGGAATGTACCGGTTAAGATCTCTGACTTCAGCTGCATTGCAGGAATACACAATCAACTTGAAGAACTCAGGTCTTACAAAAGCGACTGTGTATGGGATCATCGTCGTTCTGAAATCAGCGCTGGACTATGCCGTTGTCCCGCTTCAGTACATCGAATCGAATCCGGCAAGGCTTATCCGTCTCCCGAAGATGGAAAAGAACCCGCGGACAAGATGCAAATATCTGGAAGATGACCAGGTGGAGAAGATCTTTTCTATGTTTCCATTTGGAAGTCAGGAGCATACAGCATTTGCACTTGGGTATTTCTGCGGAGTCAGAATAAATGAAGCACTGTCATTGACCTGGGACAGGGTTGATCTTGAAAACGGGATCATAACCATTGACCGGCAGACGGTGGCGCATGTAAAGCCGCATCGTCTGGAATTTGGCAGTCTGAAGTCATATTCTTCTGCCCGTGAAATTGCAATCGGTCCAAGTCTGATAAGGGATCTGAGGAAAGAGCGGACAAGGCAGAAGCAGAACAAATTGAAATATGGTCCCGATTACGTCATGTACTACATGTCTGAAGATGGGGCAATATTGAGATGCAAGCAGAAAGATCTCCCGGCCAGCGCTGACCTGGTTGATTTTGTATGTGTCCACGATCACGGGGCAAAGCTGACTCAGCCATACTTGACGGAACCGATCAGTAGGATCAGTGAAGAACTCGGTGTAAATTTCTGCTACCACACGCTGCGCCATACGCATGCCACAAAACTAGTAGACGGTGGAGCTGACATAAAAGATGTGCAGATGCGTCTAGGCCACTCAGATGTAAAGACCACGATCAATACCTACGTCCATGATACGGAGACGATGAAAAAGAGGACCGTTGATATATTTGAGAAAGCATCTGGGAGCGGATTATTATAAATTACGGTGGCAAATCGGTGGCAAATCAGCTATGAGTCATTAAGAAAAGCCCGTAAATAAAGGATTTCTGGAATAACGATTATTATGAAATTCTTAAGTCTATGCTTGAATTAAGAGCGTTTAAGAACCGATAATATGCGTAAATAAAGCGTTTTTCGAAGTTAAGACAGGTGGAAACCGGATAAGATTTTGTTCGAGCGGTGGCAAATTGGTGGCATTTAGCGTCCCTGTTTGCTGCCGCTTTCGATTGCATGTAATGAAAATAATTTCATCTTGAATTTCATCTTCGGTAGGAGAAGAATTGTCTGAAAAAACAACTTGTTGAAAAGAGTTTCTTCTAACAGTACGCGCGCGTGCGCGCGAGAGCATATGCGGCAGGTGGCCAGCTGAATGAAATCTATATTTTTGTGCAAAAAACTAGGCATCTCGCGGGCTCGCCGGAGCCGCATGCTTCGTGGAGGATCGTTACAGTACCTTAAAATAAACCCTTTCAGGGTTTATTTTAAGGTACTTTTTAACGATCCTCTTTGTATATATAAAGATAATGTATATATAAACAAGGAGATACCTGCAATACCTGCTATGTATATATAAACACTATGTATATATATAAAAGCGCTGCTCCTGCTCTTCCTGCTGGGGCGCTGCCGGCGGGCTGCCGTTGCTGCCGGTCTCCGGTTCCATCTTCCTGCATCCCGGTCCGGATCTCCCGGCCGCGGTCCATCTTCCTGCATCCGCTCCCGTCTCCGGATCTTCCGGCGGGCTCTGCATCCCGCCGGGATCCATCCGGCCGGCCGCGGTCCATCTTCCTGCATCCCGTCGGGATCCCTGACCAGGTGTTTATATATCGCGCGCGATATTTCAAGAATCATTTCCGGATCTGCCGGCCGGGGTGCTGCCGGCGGGCTGCCGTGGCTGCCGGCCGCGGTCCATCTTCCTGCATCCCGGTCCGGATCTTCGGGCCGGTTCCATCTTCCTGCATCGCGCCGCGTCTCCGGATCTTCGGGAGCGCTGCCGGCGTCCCGGTCCGGTTCCTTCCTGCCGTGAATTTCAGGCCCGAAAAAATTTTTTGAAAAAAATTCAAAATCGGGGTTGACACGGTACCGACCCCGTGTTATATTGCGAGTGTCGGAAGGGTACCGACCAAACAAAGAGCACAAAAAGAAGGGAGAAAAAAATCATGACTAGAAAATATTTCCAGAATTGCAGGACCGCTGAAGATCTCAAAAAGGCATATAAAGAGCTGATTATTAAGCTTCACCCGGATAATAACCCCGACCACGACTCAACTAGAGAATTTCAGGATATGAAAAATGAATATACCGAAGTTTTTGAAGAGCTCAAGACAGTTCATGTCAACGCGGCCGGTGAAATGTACACCAAAGAGACCACGGAGACCGCGGCCGAATATATGGATATTATCGACCGGCTTATAAATATCCCCGGCATCGTGATTGAAGTTTGCGGATCGTGGCTATGGATCTCCGGGAATACTAAACCGGTCAAGGAAGAACTTAAGACTATGAAATTCAAGTTTTCAGGTAAAAAGCAGGCATGGTATTACCATCGGGATCCATATAGGAAAATGCATAAGGGCACTATGACCATGGACCAGATCCGCGGATATTACGGCTCAACCCGCTATTCACCGGATCCCGAAGATGGTCAGAAGGTTATCGCTTAACCCGTGCAGCGGATGCGCGGCCGGTCCGATACCGGCCACGGGTTTTTGAACTATAAACCGTCAATCTTAAGGGGGCAAACATGGAAAACACCGTTATTACAATCAATTATTTCACCGGCAAAATGACGCTTGTACTTGACAACTTCATCCCTGCACAATCTGGACAGTTCCGTGTCGTTGTTGATGCAGTCTCGAAGTCAGACGATCCGGACCGCAACGCCGCGACGATTTATAACTTCATCGTCGGGCACGTTGACGATTTGAAAAATCTTCGGTCACACTGTGAACCGTCAAACGACTCCGGAAAAAAGCAGATTGCAGATCTGACCGCAAAAATCAAAAAGTATATCTCGAACATTGAAGTGCTCAGGAAATATTTTCCGGATCTTCCGGAAATTTCAGACGGCGAAAAAATCATTTTGAAGGCAGCGACGGTTTATGCAATCATGCGCAATCCGGAGACCAGAAGTAATGAAATTCAGGGTTTTCACGGATGGACGTTTGAAAAGTACGGCCGCAAGTTCGAAGTCCGGAAGGATTGTAAAACATACAAGATTATGCCGGCCGGGACCGGTCTTGCATGTGCTGAAGTGTCAAGTCGTCAGAAAATCTCCGCGGCCGTCACTGAAAAGCTTATCGGGATCCTGAAAAAAGCGGATCTTGTTGAGACGGCGCAAAAACATTTTGAAGAGCTTTACGAAAATACAGAGTCGATCTATTTCCCGGATGAAAACATGACCGTGCAGAAGGCAACGCCGGCCGCGGTCAAGGCAGATCCGGAGCCGGTCAAGGCGGATCCGGAGCCGGTCAAGGCAGATCCGGAGCCGGTCAAGGCGGATCCGGAGCCGGTCAAGGCGGATCCGGTAACGGCCGAGAATCATTCCGAAAAGAAAACCGGCCGGACTGAAGTACCGGAGAAAACCTTCATCGGTCAGAAAATAACCGGTCCTGGTTATGAAATATATTTCAATCCGGAGACCTGCCGGACTGAAATAAGGACCGGAAGCAAAAAGCATCAGGCAGATGCAGCCGCGGCAGGATTTTACAAGTCGTTCCGTGGAACGTACAACAAGAAACTCACATGGAAGGCATACCGCGCCGCGGTCAAACTTTCCGAAAAATGGAACGCGGCGTAAACATTTCAACGGCGGCCGGATTATTCCGGCCGCGGAAGGGAAAAGCTATGAACGAAGTAAAGATGATCTACTTTTCGAGACCGTTTTATTATCCGGTGAAGGACGGGGCCTATAAGCACGAAGATTTTCATATCGGGTTGCTTATAGGCAGGAAAAGAGCTCTAGCGGTTCTTGTTTGGCACAATCATAAACCGTATGCAAAAGTTGTCGGGAGCGCCTGCTATCCGGAATCAGTCGGAAATGAGTACGAATTTACAGAAGATCAGAGAAAAGATCTATATCATTTCTTCACTTCGATGAAGGAAGATGAAAGATCCGGTATCTTCAGTCATTCCATGAACTTAGAAAATCATGAGGTTGAATAACGGCGCCGGATTATTTCATTCAGCAACGGCGCGGAATCATTTCAAACATGTTTTCGGATCTTCCAGGCCGGATCTTCCGGCCGGAAACGGCATCGAAAACATTTCAAAAAATTTTCAATTCGGGGCTTGACATGGTACCGACCACGTGTTATGGTTAAGACGTCGGAAGGGTACCGACCACACAATCAGGAGGAAAAAATTATGAAGCTTAATGTTGAGACTCTTATGTATAAGCTGATGGAAGCTGACGACGCGACTTTCGATTATTGGAAAAGCTCTGTAGATTATCGCCAGAAGCATGGTTACGGTGTGTTCATCCGCAACGGTGCTACATACACCGATGAAGAGCAGCATATCATCCACGCTCAGGAATCTGAGCGTGAAACAAATAGCGCCGTCGAAACATTCCTTGACATCATGCAGTTTGACCCGGACCAGCAGGACCGGCTGAAGGCAGTTTATAAGGCAGTCAAGAGATGGTATGTGAAAGAGACGAAATGGCAGCGTTGCCTTCCGTCAGATCTTGCGGACAGAATCGAGAGATTTGTAATCGGATGAATTTTCAAGCGGCCGGATCCAGTCCGGTTCCGGCCGCAGATGCAGCTAATATGAATCATATATCAGGAGGAAACATCATGAAGCGTAAATATAGCACCGTCAATATTGAGGACCGTATAAAGAGTCTCGTAAATTCTCTGAAGGTTGTAAACAGCATTCGCAGATATGAAAGCGAATCAGCCGAAGAAAAGCGCCGCAATGCATGGTCCGGAGTTGAAAAGCTTACCGCGGATCTTCTCCGCCGCGGTTATGACTGGGATATGTGTGATTATGACGCCGAGACCGGAGATCTGAGCAGCATATCTCTTTACCGGTCCGGTGAGTTTCTGAAGGAGATCTATCTATAACGCCAGGGTAATTCAATCAGCAACGGCGCCAGATTATTTCAAATACACATTCCCGGATCTTCCGGGCCGAAAGATCCGGCCGGCAACGGCTTCTAAAACATTTCAAAAAATTTTCAATTCAAGGCTTGACATGGTACCGACCATGTGCTAAGGTTAAGACGTCGGAAGGGTACCGACCACAATCAAGGATATTTCAAGGAGGTCACAAAATGAGTGCTTTTGTAATGGGCCAGGAGCCTATAGAAAAGATCACGCGGCTTACAGAGTCTATCATTTCACGCGGATACAATCTCCGTCCTGAGACGAAAGATCTGCTTAAAAAGTATTCCGGAGACATGCATGGTCTTTACAGGATGCTTTATATAACCAATCTCAAGGCGGCCGGAAGGGGCGAGAAAACATTCCCGAAGTTCCGAAAAATGGAACCGGTTACACTTGAACATTTCACAGTTGACCAGCTCAAGGAGTGCTGCCGCTCTTTGGAATGTTACCTGTATCAGATCGCAGAAGATCCAATCTACAATACCCCGATTTACTACGCGATAGAAGATATCCTTAAGGCGGCATCAATGTACATTGTCTCGAAGGAATGTGACGAAGCTGGTCTTAAATGGGGTTATTGATTCCGCCTGATGATGGCCGGATGGCTACCGGTCGAAACGGTCCGCAGCCCCCGCGGGCCGTCGCGGAAAGCCGCAGTAATTCTGAACTATTCCAGGAGGGAAAGAAAGATGATTAAGAAGGCCAGACATGCAGGAACCAATTACAAGATGGTTCGTCCGTTCGTTGAAAAGGTGAACGAAGTCGGATCTGTACGTTTTAAGAAAGACGGTTACATGGATCTTACTATTGAGTATCTTGAATACTCCGATTACGCCGGAAAACCGGTTTACTCGATGTGCCACTATGGGATTGAAAACGGCGATCTGATGAGGGACCCGGAGATTACATTCTCAGTCGATCAGGCAGCCGGAACCGTTACGCCGCTCACATTCCGGAATGATTACGGCGGGCTGTACGATGAAGTATTCATCGAGAAGAATGGTAAAACGCTCTACTCTCCTTCCAGGCTTAAAGGAGTCGATGATTTCATGAACATATGGCTAAGAAATATCATCAGCCAGGGTTTCGACCCGGAACGGTTCGAAAAGATTATATAAACACAACGCCGTGCGTTTATTTCGCACGGAAACGCTTCAAAAACATTTCAAAAGCGTTTCGCCAGGGAGGAAAAGCAGATGTATATCAAAGATGGAGCTGAAAGGGACGTATCGATCGAGGTTGAAAACATGCGCAAGGCAGCCGCGTTATTTCCGCAGGTCCGGAAGATCATAAGCAGCTTTGACGGGAAAGTCTACAACATCCGCCTGAGTAAAGCGTTTTCTGAGCAGATCCCAGGTTCTTCTATTTTCGTCGAGAAAACCGGCGCATATCTCGGAATTTACTACTATGACCGCGGACGTCACTACACCATCGCGCAGATCAGTCTCAAAGATATGGCCGGAGGCAAGCGGATCCCAGCCGAAAAGCTGATCGAGTCCGCGAAGAAATTCAGAGAAATCAATCTCAAAGCGGCGGCCGAGTATGAAGAGTCGATGAACCATATCGGTGAAATAAAAAAGCAGCTGGAAGGAATCGAAAAGCTGTTTGAGAAGGTTTCCAGTTCGGTTCCGAGTTATGTTCTTTCGGCGTGCGGTCTTAATTATCGGCTCAGAAACTATTGAATCAAATTGACGGCGATATCCCGCGGCGGATATAATCGGGATATCGCCAGAAGGGAGGCAAATCATGGGTAAAGATGCAGTGAAGGGAAACGGACAGCCGGCAGAGAAGGTCCAGAAGTGGAAAAGGGATTATGACCGGCGCTATTATCTCAAGCTCAACGCACACACGGATCCTGACATCGTGGAGAAGTTCAAGCACGTCGAGTCTATCCAGGGATATATAAAAGCCCTGGTCCGGGCGGATATCGAGAAAAACGGTCTCTGATCTTCCGCAGGAAAATGTGAGAAAATCTCGCGCAAGGAGGAACTTTTTTCAAGGAAAGGCGACTTTATATGGCTATATATTATAAGTGCATCGCGGCCACGGGAAGCGCTGTAGATGTTCCGCTCAGCAGCTTCCGCAGGATCGACGAGCGGATGTATCTCGGAAATGATGGGGCGATCATCATTGAACAGGAGTTAAGCGCTCTCTCGCAGTTTCCGGTTGCTTCGGGATGTGGGAGTGAAGAAACCGCCTTTCAGCGGAATGTTTTCCAGAAACGAGTATGCCGGACGAAAGCTCTTCTTTGGCTGAAGAAGAAAGGGCTTCCGGTCCCGGATGAATTGAAAAGCTGAGATCTTCTTATGACCCGCCTGGGACGATTCCGGGCGGGATTTTTTGCGCTTCTGCTCTCCCGCCTCGGTTTGTCATAATGGGGTGTTGTGTTAAACTCGCTTTTGAAATTTTCTTTCCTAATGTATGCAGCTGAAATTAGGACTTTTTCTGAATCTGTGTTTTACCTGTCCTTAATATGACAAATGTGTGACTATATCATTAAATTGTGTATAAATATCATGCAACTCTCGCGTGTAACGCTGCACAATTATTTCAGGAAGTAACGCCGCAAAATTATTCCGGATGAAAACGCCGTGAAAACATTTCATAACATAACGCCGCAGAACCATTCTGACCGGCTTTTGGAATAATTATCGTGCATCTTTTCCGGAAAGACACAACTTTCCTAAGAAGGCGCAACTTTGGAATATGTCTGGATCATTCGTCTTTCAGGGCAAAATAAAAGGGCCGGACGTCTCCGCCCGGCCCAGTGCACGACAAGATATTGTGAAAAGTTAAATGTGGATTCCTGATTTTCCTCCGTAGATAGCCTGTGTAGTAGTGACTGATCCTTTTGCTTAGGCTTCCGGGGTCCTGATGCATCTTTATACCTTTTGGCTAATCGCATAGTCGATCATGCTTTGCATGGCCCATCCGTCTTTGCTGAGGATCTTTTTTTGATGCGGTCTTTATAGCTCTCTTCCTGTTTTTCGGTATAAGTTCCTGTCCTGGCTGCTTCCATAACATCCAGCAATATTCGCAGAAAGAAGCATTGTCAAAGCTCTGCATCATTTATCTCTTCGTTGTCCTTCTCGCCTGCAAGGTCATCCGCTGCCGTGTATTTGTCGAGATCATATTGGGACATTATCTCGCTTATGTCTCTTTCGGTCATCCATATGGCCAGAAGTCCGGATGAGATCAATGCCAGCGTGAAAAACAGAAAGATCGTAATTAAGAAAACCAACTCTATTACCTCAAGCGCGTAGCGTAATCAAGTGAGATCCAGCCGGCTCCGGAAAGAAGTTTTCCCCATCCGGAATCGCTTCCGAGTCCCTGACGGACCTGCACAATCGTATAGATTCCGACCGGAATATATGCGACGCGCCTGTAATTTGTTCCGGCACCGGTCCGGATGTTCAGATCCTTGACATCGACGCGGACCGTAAAGCGGTCAGGTGTGGTTTCTTCGGATGCTTTTGCTCCTTGATAGATACATATCCCGTTTTCATCGAATACGCTATATCCCGCGAGAGAATCTGCCATCCTCTTTGCGTTGTCCATATCATGATATGCACCAAGCTGAGATGCTTCATCTTCCCATGACTTTCTTACGCGATAATATGGCTTCGAATCAAGCTGCTCCGGTTCATAGCTGATCTCTGTACCGTTGTAATTATAGGCAGTGAGGCCCCATCTTTCGATGATGTTCGCTAGCTTGCTTTCGTATTTTACGTCAGTCGCATAGCCGCCGGACTTGATGATGTGGATTGCGGTCTTATAATCATTCTCTCCTACAAGCCCGCTATACCTTCTCTTTTCCCCGTTTTTGGCTCCGATTAAATAGGCCGAATGGTCGCCAATGGAATCTTCAATGCAAGGATAAGCGCGGAAATCACAATGGATCGTGTACGCGTGGCCGTTCTTATCCTGTTCCTGAGTAGCAATATTGATGACAGACTTCCCGTCCCAGGTGCTCCCGCCCCACTGGTTGTTCGATAGGTTTGCTTTCATCCCGAAACAGTTATTTGCCGTGAGCGCCAGCTTTGTTGTCTTACCATATCCAGATTCCAGGATAAATTGTGCCATCGAGACACATGCAAGGATTCCTGTTTCTTTCTGATCCTTTGTGAAAAGCGGACCAACTTTCCGTATGATCTCCGCTTCCGGAAGGTCTTTCAGGTCCTTGCATTTAAGTCCAACTTTCTCCGTTTCTTTATTCTTTTCTTCGGTTTTTTCTTCTGCCGGCGCCCTGTTCAATTCATCAAGTGTTTTTGCAACATCGGCTCTAAATCCGTCCATGGTATATCCGAGGCTGAGGCCCTGCCAGATATGTTCCGGGTCCCCATGATTTGATGCAATTCCGCGTGCATGCCCTTCTCTGTGGGAAAGGATCACGCCGTCTTTTTTCGGATCCAGGTTATACTTTTTGCAAAGCTTAGCAAAAAGCTGGACTGCTGAAGCATAAGTCATTTTTGCGACTGCTCTTGCATCTGCAAGGTTTGTGCAGATGAAGTTTGCTCCGCTGGTATAGCGGATTGATGCAGGCTCGCACATTTCCACCGCGATATAGTTTCTGTTTCCTGATCCTTTCGGACCGCTCCCGCAGTGATAAGCTCTCCTGTTCCACGGAAGAGTGTTGTAAACATCTCCTGTAAGTCCGTCTACAAACGCATGTACCGCAAGAATGAAGTTTGGATTATTCCAGGATGAGACAAACGCGGATGCTTTCGGCTGCGGGCATCCGACCGAGTGCAGCATAAGCCCTTCAACGTTGATAGTGACTCCATCTGTGTATCGAGGGTTTCTTGTTAGATACGACTCTATGATTTTGATTTTCATATCGGTCCTTCCTCTCTTTCTCCGGCCGGTCCTTTTTCTGCCGGATCTCTCTGAAGTATGGATAACCATCCTGTCCAAAACTGATGTTCAGATATATTTTCTTTCCGCCTATATAGGCTTTTATCTGTTCGTGGCCAAAGTTCAGGTCCTTTTTCCTTCCAAGGATCCGGAATAATCCGTTCCATGTAAGGCGCTGATCGTCTCTGTCTGACATTTAACCTCCTGCAAGTACATTGAACTTCATGAGGCTTTCGTCAATGTTCTCCTGGATCACTCCAATATAAACAAGGGTTTCTCTCTGAAAGCTGTGGCATAAGATCCTCTGAAGGGACACGACGTCTCCGGTCTGCTGATAATACCAGTAGCCGAATGTCTTTCTAAGTGTGTGGCATCCGATACGGTCTTCTATTTTGGCCTGGCGAGCAATACTGTTGATGATCTGATAGCAGCGCTGCCTTGATATGGGTCTTGGCTTGTGTGTGATCGTGTCTTTTTCCCTGCTTTGAAAGATATACTCGTCTGCCGGCCGTCCGGAAAGCAGCCGGTTTATCTTCTTCCGTGCAGACGGATTGATTAAGATCCTTGCCTCTTTCCCAGTCTTCTTCGCCTGGATCTGAGCATAGTCCTTTCCCCGCAGGTCCTTCACCTTGAATCTCCGGAAATCCGATACCCGCAGGCTTGTATTGAATCCAACGAGCAGAATGAGTTCCCATGAGACTTCATTTCCATGACGTGATGCGTCATGTTCGCGCGCGATCTGATAGCATTTCTGAAGCTGATCGAGGTCCCGGATCGGCTGCACAACTTTCATTGATTTTCAACCTCCCTCAATATGTCTATCTCAATGTTTCAGAAAAGCGGCCCGGACACAGCTATGTCCGGGCCTATGTCATTATTCATTCATTTTCTGCTTTTGCATCCGTTTCCGCCTTTTCAGGCTTTATAGAAGATGCTGTGATATTCATTAGTTCCTTCATGTTTGGCGATTTATTCATCTCATAGACAGATTTCTCAATAACCGTCTTGAGCGTATCTTCGTCAACCGAGTAACCAGCCTGCATCAGCTTCCCTAATGCGTAATGCAGTTTTTCATTTCCGTGTCCGGACTTATAGACCTGCTCTGCCGCATACACGGCGACTTTCGCAGCTGTCTCAAGCTGAGAAAACTGCTCTGTGCTGGTCTTCGATTTGATCCACGGAACAACCTTTGACGTGATGATTGCGCTCAGGACCATGATTACGGCCTGAAGTAATGCAGTAAGATCAATTTTCATTCTTCTTTTCCTCCTCCTTTGCACCGTATGTGTCCGAATCAGACGCCTGATGTGCAATTCCAAGCTGATTGTCCAGGCGATCAATTCTATGATGAGCTGATTTTGCGGACTGCTCCACGATTACAAGACGTTTTCCGTAATCGTTAATGTCCATTCGCATGGTCCGCTGCTCTGATCGGATCTCTCCCGTGTCTGCCTTGATGCTGTCGAGAGATAATTCGATCTTTGCGTTCGCGGCTGCCTCTTTCTTTGCCTCTTCGATTTGCTGTCTCACGTCTCCACCGTTGTTATGGGCAGCGGTGAGAACGCCGAAAACAATCATGCCGGCAAGAGATAGCAGAGAAATAATTACTGATGGTTCCAAGGTGATTCTCCTTCCCCATTATCAAGCATGTTGTCGTTTACTGTGATGTCTTCCGCCATATCGCACCATGCGTCATATCGCATGCGTATATCTATGGCAAGGCCGTCGCTATATTCCAGGCCATAGACGGCTAAGATCCTGATATTTGTGTCGGATGGATGAGCCACGTTTGCCGGGAATCCGTCAGGAAAGAGGAATACATCGGCAAGTCCGCCTTTCCTTCTTTTAATTGTATAAAATTTAATTGTTCCTTTATCCGTGATTTTCTCCAGCTCCCGTGTATGGTCTTTGATCCATCTCAGCATGTCGTGGCCGTTTACATGAAGAAAAAGTCCACAATAGCTTTGAGTGCTCTCTTTTGCCTTGCTCTTTTCCATCTCTCCGGCCGCGGCCTGCTTTGTCAGGTGCTTTGTACTGCGCTTGACATGACGTGTGGTTTTCTTCCGCACTCTCAGACCGTAAGGTGTGACCACATATCCGCAGAATTCTATCGGATCTGTAGCCTTCTGTATCTGGCTTTTCGGGCTTGTTGCCAATTTCAGCTTGTCCATAAGAAAGTCTGTGATCTCTGCAAATACTTTTCGTGCGGCTTCTTTTCCATGGACGAGAAGGGCATAATCATCCATATACCGCACATACATATGTACATGTAGAGAATGTTTTACAAACTGGTCAAGGCGATTCAAGTAGAAATTTGCTGTTGACTGGCTTGTAAGGTTTCCTATTGGCATGCCGACATCAAAAAGTCTGGATTCCTTCGGGCAGTTCTCTGGTCTGATCCCAAGAGGAAGTCCGAACGGCATATCCGGATTATTTATAATGCTGCCCATCAGCCAATCGAACCATAAATCGTCCGAAATATCGTGGTACATTTGCAGAGTTGTAACATGATCGACCCGATAAAAGAATTTTGATACATCGCCATAGACGATGAGCCATTCTTCGGCATCCGGTTTCCTGCTTACTTCCTGTACGTAGTGTAAGAGTTGTTCCGCCGCCTTGAGTGTTCCTTTATTTTCTCTGCATCCGTAGCTGTGAGCAATGTATCGCTTATCCAGGTATGGATTCAGCTGTCTGTAAATTGCCCATTGTACGATCCTGTCACGAAAGCCAAGAGCCATTACAAGACGAGGCTTCGGATATTGGATATAAAATTCCCGATATGGTCCTACCTTGTAGGTCATTGTGAGAAGTTCCTTCTGGATCTGAAGGATGTTCTCGCAAAGATTCATGCGGAATGAAAGAACCTCATTGCGGTACCGCTTGCCTTTCGAAGCTTCACGGTATGCGCACATGAGGTTCCCAAAATCACAGATGCGGCTTTTCAGATCATGCAGCCTTTCCAAAACTGTTCCTCCGCTCTGTTTGTTGCGATATGTGTGGCACTCCTGCCTGACTTTGACTGTAATGGTTCCGCTGCTGGCAGTCTCCGCCATACTCCCTTCCGGGATCTCCATATCAATACCATCCAGAGAAAAGCAGATGTTTTCATCATTCTCCTGATGATTTATCGTTCAGCGATAGAGTAATCGCCCCGGATGCATGCCCCTCCCATCAGTTTATTGTCCATGGTTGCATAAACTCATGATTCTTTTGATATATGTGGGAGCGAGGGCGCGAGCCATAGTTCATGTTCGCGTTGCCGCGCGGGTTGTTCGCATTCACATAGCCAAGGCCAGTGTTGCTGGTGTTGTTGTAATTGCCGCCACGTCGCGGGAAGAACTAAGAATGGCACAGAATTTCGGCATGCCCCCGTATTTACTTGCGGCCCTGAACAGATTGGATCCATCCTCCGATGATTTTTCCGATCTCCGTGATCCTGAGTGACCAGGATTCAAAGTTCTTATCGGTGATGAGTCTTCTTCTGTTTCCGGACCGGTCTGTAAATTCAATTTCATTTGCCTGTCTCAGAAAACATTCAAGTACAGCTTTGCTTGTATCGAGGTCTGCAAGAGTCGTTTTGTTGTAATACCGGAGACGTGCTTTCGTTGCAAGTCGAAGCATTGTCAGCATCTCATTCTGCATCTGTTCTCCAAGTGTATATCTATAAAACGGAGGCCATTTGCCTAGAATGGGCTGCGCATATTTCAGCATGTCTTCTATGCGCTGGCAGCACGGTCCGGCGGTGTGTGATGTATCAAAATGCTCTCCCATACAATCATGTCTTTCTGAGATATGCAGCACGCTACCGCGTGCTGCTACAGGGTTTCAGGTTTCAGGGATCAGGGATTCAGGCAAGGGAGCGAGGGCGCGAGCCATAGTACATGTACGCGCTGCCGCGCGG